TGGTGGTACTGGACCAACAGGTGGTACTGGACCTACTGGTGGCACAGGACCTACAGGACCAGGCGGTGGTACAGGTGCTAAGGGGCAAAAAGGACAAAAAGGACAAACAGGTGCTACAGGTGGCACTGGACCTACTGGACCAACCGGTGGTACAGGTAATACAGGACCTACTGGACCAGCAGGTAGTAACGGTAGTAATGGGGCTAAAGGACAGAAGGGCCAAAAAGGACAAACAGGTTCTACAGGTGGTACTGGACCAACAGGTCCAACAGGACCAGGCGGTGGTACTGGACCAACAGGTGGTACTGGACCAACTGGAGCTAAAGGACAAAAAGGCCAAACAGGTGCTACAGGTGGCACTGGACCTACAGGACCTGGCGGAGGAACTGGACCTACAGGAGCTAAGGGACAAAAAGGTGCAACAGGTTCAACTGGACCTGGCGGAGGAACTGGACCAACAGGTGGCACAGGTCCAACTGGGCAAAAAGGACAAAAAGGAGCCGGTGGTGGTACAGGTGGCACAGGGCCGACTGGACCGACTGGACCTACAGGAGCTAAAGGACAAAAAGGACAAACAGGTGGAACAGGTCCTACTGGAGGAACTGGACCGACAGGTGGAACTGGAGCTAAGGGTCAAAAAGGAGCCGCTGGTGCAGGCGGTGGTACTGGACCTACAGGACCGACTGGACCTACAGGACCTACAGGTGGATTCTCTACAAACTCCAATGCTCAGGTTAATAGCTTAGGTGTAGGAACTGGTGGTAGTGGTACAGCAGGTGAGATTAGAGCAACTAATAACATTACTGCTTACTACTCAGATGCAAGACTAAAAGAATTTAAAGGCACAATAGACAGTGCATTAGATAAAGTAAAACAATTAAATGGTTACTACTACGTAGAAAACGAAGTAGCAAAAGGACTTGGATATGATAATGATGATATGCAAGTAGGTCTTAACGCACAAGAGGTGCAAAAAGTATTACCAGAAGTTGTTACAAAAGCTCCGATAGATGAGGAGTATCTAACTATTTGGTATGATAAACTTATACCATTACTTATCGAGGCGATTAAAGAGCTAGACGATAAGAAGTAAACACAGGAGGTGTTATGAATTCAGTATGGCAAATGTGGTCAGGGGACGTTAGTCCAACCATATGCGATAAAATAATAAGAGAGTGCGAACAACTACAACCTATGGCCGCAACGGTCGGTGGTGAAACTGGTGACGGTGTAAATACTGAGGTTAGAAGATCAGAAGTACGTTGGGCAGGACAGATACAGTGGATAAAAGATTTAGTCTATGGCTATGCATCTACAGCTAATAGAAACGGCTTTGGGTTTGATATTAACTATTTAGAAGATGTGCAATATACAATCTACAATGGTTCTGACGAAGGTTACTACAACTGGCACCATGATACTTTTTGGGCTGGTGAGAAAGCATATGACAGAAAGATTAGCGTCATAATACAGTTAAGTAACGCAACAGACTATGAAGGCGGAGAGTTTTTATTAGACCAACAATACCAACAACCAAAACCAAAAGACCTAACACAACGTGGTACAGTTTTATGTTTCCCTTCTTTTATACTACACACAGTAAAACCAGTTACAAAAGGCACACGTAGGTCTTTAGTAGCTTGGATAGAAGGGCCTAAGTTTAGATGAAAAAACTTGTAATAAACTTAGATAGAAGAACAGACAGAAAAGAATACTTTTTAGATAAAAACTCTTTAGAAGATGTAGAGTTTATAACAGCTATAGATGGGCAAACAGAAGACCTATCTATGTACCCAACTAGAAAAGATTGGGTAGACCCTTTTTTAGATAGACCTATAACAAATGCAGAAGTAGCTTGTTTTCTTTCGCACAGAAAAGCCTGGCAAGCTTGTGTAGATGCACGAGAAAGTGTCATAGTTATGGAAGATGATGCAATCACTAATGATGCATGGGACGAAGAATACTATGAACACCTAACTAAATATTGGGACTTTGTTTATTTACAACGTAATGAGAATGAACCTAGTAAAACTGTTTATATAGACGATAAACTAGAAAGACCTTGGTACCCTTACAATATGACAGCATATGTGCTGTCACCTAAAGGGGCGAAGAAATTATTATCTACAGATATAATGAAGGGCATCATACCTGTAGACGAGTACTTACCAGAACTTATACAGTCCGGTCAGTTCATACCTGTAGCACTACAGAAAGATGCCTGTAACCAAGCTAGTGTTGATATACTAGCTTCTGATATTAGGAGAAAAAATATGATGCATGTAGTAACTATAGGCACAGACGTTAATAAGATGAAAAGGCTGTATCAATCTGCAGCTAAACATAACATATCAATTAAAAACTGGGGCTTCGGTGTAGAATGGAAAGGCACAGATATGACTGGCCCAGGGGGTGGTATGAAAGTAAACATACTAAAAGAACACCTATCTGGCCTTTCAGACACGGACATAATACTTTTTACAGATGCCTATGATGTTTTTTATGCAGATAATCTAACTACCATACAAGAAAGATACGAAAGCTTTGGACATAAACTAGTGTTTTCTGCAGAGTCAACTTGTTGGCCTGACCCTAGTATTGCAGACCAATTCCCATCTACAGATACAAAGTATAGATACCTAAACTCTGGTACTTTTATAGGAGAAGTAGGCGAACTACTTAAAATATTAGAGGGAGATGTAGTAGCAGATGATGGCGATGACCAGTTGTTTTACCAAAAAGCATACTTAGAAGGACTGTATGACATCGTGTTAGACACCGAAGGTTACATATTTCAAACACACGAACCAAACATGAGTACATTAGGCACTCAATTACACAACCTAGAAACAATGTGTTGTCCTTGTATATACCATGGCAACGGAGATGAGTTAGCTAAAGAAGTGTTTGAGGACTTGTATAACAAGCTATACAACAAAGCAGCTTGGTTTATACCTAACCTAGGCGGATATGAAATTATAGAGAAAGACATGATTGTCGTAGATTTTATGTCAGAGAAACAATGCCAAAATATGATTGATATAGCTAA